GTTTGAAAGGTAATGTTAGAATGTCCCCTTTGCTTATTGACCAAAACATAGATTTCGGGCTCACACCGAACTCGGTGGTATTTGTGGGACCCGAGGTAAACGTGCTTAACTCAACGACCTACGACGACAACGATTTATTGGTTTTGTTACACAAACTATGTACGACCCATAGATGGCATGAAGACGCACTTAATGCCGCTAAATTGCTCCGCCCATGGTACTGTCAACCATCCACTGAGACGGTAGAAGCTCATTGGTGGACTCACATACACAGGGTGTGTCGGCTACCTTCTCTTGGGCTAAAACGTGCTTCTATCCCGTGTCTACTGTTAGGAGATGCCGTCTGTACGTCTGTTGAGGCCGTCCGTGAATACGACGGTATAGTCAACTCAAACGATGGTTGTGTCGTTGATTCACTACTATACAATACTGCTTGGTATTGGGGCGAATATATGATGATCATGAATGCAAAAAACGTTCGAGAATTGTTAAAAAACATGCGCCTCAATATCAGAGATGAACTTGACGTCGCTACCCGCGCAAATATTCTAGTAAGTGCCATATTAGGACAAGAAGTACCGTTGTGTTCCTATCAGCATTGTTACACATTCATCAAGGGCGGTATTGATGGGCATAAGACGAAACATGTGCCTATTGGGCATGTCCAGATTGATCACCTTGAAGAGTACGGCTACGCCGAACGTGGTGAAGACGTCCTGTTTAACTCAATGGTAGCACCAGGATGTGTAGCTATGTTGTGTGGCAGGGCCGGCAGTCTATTGGACGGCACACCTTACCATGCTACTTTCAAGATCAACCCAATGATTAACGAATTTGACGATGGCCACACTTATCGTACGATGAACTACGGTGATCTCTGGGCCTATGGGGTTGTGGCTAGATGGCAAGGTCATAACGTCCGATATAAGCACCCACTGAACCTAGGGTCACATAGGATTTATGCTGCCAATAATGTTAGTGTAGCCATGCCACCTACGACCCCATGTAAATTGAGAAGACCGGAGAACTATCGATTTGTTGGTGTAGAACGTAGAGATAAATGCTGGGGCTCCGACTTTAGCCACAGGTTATACCAGGAACAAGTGTTTACTTGGAGCGTGATTAGATTTGAGGTACTATCGGAACCCGAGTGGCTGGCTGAGGTCGTCGTCAGGGAGGACCTCATGCCTAACTTACCGAAATACTACACTACAGCTGCAGATATCGTCGCTAACACACTGGCGAGGCTAACTGCCCGGTACGATTTAGCGTTGGCGG